GCGCAAGGCCCACAGGTCGGCGACCAGATGGCTCAGGCCCTTATCGCTGCTACCCCTAAGTCGCAGAAAGAACTGCAGGACTTGTTCACTCAGTCTGAAACGCTTTCTAACCGCGGCATGGATTCTCTATCGAAGGCTATGTATGAGAAGTCTGGTCTAGCGACTGACGCGCTCAAGACTCTTTACTCGGACACTCAGGCCGACCTGACCCGCGCTTTGGCTGATGAGCAGAAGTCATACGAGGACCGTGTAACGGACATCAACAAGACTTTGACCGACGGCCTCGCTGACGCTAACACGGCCCTCAACGACTCGCTCACGAAGGCGACGAACGCACTCAACGACACCCTTGACGCGCTTGACGCAGCCATGACAAAGAAACTCGCCTCGCTAAAGGGCAAACTGTCAGGCGTTCAACAGCAGATTGCCGACGCTCGCAACGGTTTGAACTCGTCATACATCGACAAGCCGGTCTACAACGACCAAGGTTTCACGACCTCCGGTAACGTAGCAGCACCGGGCGCGTTCATGAACACCGTCGGCTACAACGCAAGCCAAGGTATCAGCGTTAGCGTGTCGGCTGAAACCAACGCTTCTCCTGCGCTTATCGCTGATACCGTAGTAGCCTCGCTGAAGTACGGTATCCCTATCTCGAAGTTGACGGCATAACATGGCGCTAAATAACTACCAGTTTCAGTTCGGCTCATACCAGTTCGGTGGAGCGGGTTCAGTCCACCAGATAGCCTCAGTTGACGGCCTAGAGTCGCTACCTGACATTCGCACTCAGGATGATAACCGTGGTTACAACGACGGCATGTTCACGGGCCGCGACTTCTTATCAGGCCGTAACCTGACTATGGAGATTTTGACGTTCGCGGGTAACGGTAACTCAGCGTTCCAGAACTTTCAGTTGCTTCAGAACTCGTTGATTCCGCAGACTACCGGCACGACTACGCTTCAGTTCCTACTGTCGCAGTATGATACGGAGATGCAGGTTGGCGCTCGTGTGCGTTCACGCCGCGCCACCGTTGACCCGGAATACACGTTCGGTTACATTCGCGCGCAATACATGTTCTTCTGCCCTGACCCACGCTACTACTCGAACACTTCAACAACGGTGTCGCTGATTCCTACAACGGTTCTTGGTCGTTCTTACAACCGAACCTACAACCTCGCGTATGGTGGTGGTGTAGCGGGTGCGTCTATCGTCAACGCTGGCAACACTATGACTTATCCGGTTATCACTATCACCGGCCCGGTCACCAGCCCGACTGTCGCTAACAACACAACCGGTCAGTATGTTACCGTAAACGCCACCTTGGGCGCGCTAGACACTCTAGTTATTGACCTTTACGAGAAGACGATTACACTCAACGGCTCACCGGCCCGCAACCTTCTCGCTGGTAACTCACAATGGTTTGGCGCTGCCCCGGGAACGACTATCTTCCAGTTCACCGGAAGCAGTTACACCGGCGCTACCGGAGCCTCTGTTACCTATCGCAGCGCCTTCATCTAAGATAGAACTAGGAAAGGTTCACTTATGGCTTTACGCACTCCGCCGTCATGGCTTCAGCAAGGTTCACACCCGGCCGAAAATGACCGCCTAACAACTCAGGCTATCTTCACGACTACCGGTATTATCGGTGCAACTTCGATGGCTGTTACCGCGCAGGGTTCACCGAACATGACAGTGAACGTGGCGGCTGGTTGGGCTGCGATTGTTGGTACTACTCAGTCGAACATGGGAACGTATGTTGCTTACAACGACGCGACTACCGTTCTGACTATTACGACTGCTCCGACTGTGAACTCTCGTATCGACCGTATCGTCGCTACCGTGAACGACGCTTACTATTCAGGTTCAACTAACAACGTAACTTTCACCGTCGTTGCGGGTACTGCTGCTGCGTCACCTACGGCTCCGGCCACCCCGGCTAACTCAATCTCGTTGGCTACTATCCTTGTTGGAACTAACGTCACCACGATTACTTCAGGCAACATTACTGACACCCGCGTTCTAACCACTACTTCTATTGTTGATACGTCTGCCTTCGTTTCTCTCACAGGTACTCAAACCCTGACGAACAAGACTCTTAGCGGTTCGGCTTTCAGCGGCGCGACGTTAGAAAACGCCTACATCGCACCGGCGTTCAACGGCTACACTTTCTATGCTACGACTAACGGTTCAGTCCAGTTGTGCTATCAAGGTGTGGCGACTGGTAGCGGCACTCTTAACGTTACTTCGACTGCCGGTCAAACTTTGAACAGTCTGATGGCAACCGGTCAAACCCTCACCGTTGTGTTAGGTGTTTTGAACAGCGCAACACCGTATTACCCTAACCTTATTCGCGTAGACGGTTCGGCCCCCGCTGTCCTTTACTGGGCTAACGGCGTGATACCTTCAGCGGGTAACGCTAACTCTATTGACATCTACACTCTGACGATTACTAAGATGTCGGCTGCTACGTTCTATGTGCTGGCTTCTCAATCTAGATTCGCTTAGTAGGTACTTATGCCATTACTTGAAACTTTTGGTAACGCTGCGGTTCGCGGTTATAGATTAGGTTCGGCTAAACCTTCACAGCCGGTCATCAACTCGGTGGTGCGCGATAGTAATACGTCAGTTCTTGTGTCGTTTACCGTTGCTACTAATGGCGCGCCTCTGACTGCCGTAAACTTCAGTTCTAGTCCGTCGGTATCGCTAGGTTACTCAGGAACTACTAGCCCTATGATAATTACTGGCACTTTTGCTGGCAATCAGGCGTACACGTTTACAATGACGGCCACTAACGCGGTTGGAACCTCGCCGGCGTCTAACGCCTCTAACTCAGTAACCCCAAACCTGCTACCTGTTGTCAGCGGTGGGACACTCACATCGGATGCAACTTACTACTACCGCACCTTTACCGCTTCAGGTTCTTTGTCAATCACTAACTCGACTTTAAACTTTGATACGTTCACTATGGGTGGCGGTTCCGGCGCTGGTTCTAACGGCTTCTCTGGTTACGGTGGTGGCGCTGGTGGTTTCTACCGCAACGATTCCGTTTCTAACGGTTCAGGTTCATACACCGTAACTATCGGTGCTGGTGGTCCGGGTGTTGGTGGTCAGCCTCTAGCCGCTCAGATGGGTTCTGCTACAACTTTCGGTTCGTTCACCGCTAACGGTGGTGGAACTACGGGTACTGGTCAAGCCGGTCAGAGCGGTGGTTCTGGTGGTGGTGGTTCCGTAAACGCTACTAACGGCGCTAAGGCGGGTAACGGTGGCGTTATGGGCGCGAACGGTACTGCGGGTTCTCAAGGTCAGGCTGGCGGTTCTGGTTCCGGTGCGGGTTATTCAATTGCCGTATCGGGTACTGGTGGTATTGGTGGTACTTCCGCTAACTCGTCTTATGGTGCTGGTGCTGGTGGTGGTGCTGGTGTTGGTAACGGTGGTAATGGTGCTACTGGTTCTACCGGTGTCAACGGTGGTAACGGTGGTACCGGTGCTGGTGGTGGTTCTGGTACTGGCGCGTTAGGCGGTAACGGCGGTTCTGGTACTGTTATCGTTCGTTACACACGCGCACAAGTAGGAGGCTAATCGTGGCTCATTGGGCTGAACTGGATGAAAATAATGTCGTTATCCGCGTGTTGAAAACAGATAACGAGGACCCTAACGGTGACGAAGGTTACCAATGGTTGATTGACAACTTGGGCGGGCGCTGGATACAAACTTCATACAACGCTTTCGATAATGGATTCCGCAAAAAGTTTGCGGGTGCGACTGACGTTTATGACGAAGATAACGATTGGTTTATCGGGGTCACGCCTTATCCGTCTTGGATTTTCGATGAAGAACGCTGGTATTGGGTCGCGCCTGTTGATTATCCAACTGACGGTAAAACTTATAAATGGGATGAAAATACTGTGTCGTGGCAAATCATGGATTTGAGCGGGTAGCAGGAACAGTCGTTTAGACTTGACAGCGGAAGGCCCCCAGCGTTTACCCCGAAAGGCCTACCCAAGTGAGCGATAACGTGCCAGAACAAGTCCCAGTTTGGGCGCAGGAACTTATCCGCGAAGTCACGATTCTCAATGAGCGGTTGCCTAATCACATCACGTGGACTGAAAGAAATGTTTTGGACCACGAGAAAAGAATCCGCACTCTTGAGCAGTTCCGTTGGATGATTGTCGGTATCGTCGGTATCGCCGGCGTGCTGGGTGGGCTTCTTAGCAAGTTCCTCGGAGCGTAGTCATGCGGGCGCGTCTTTTGGCTGCGCTACTGTTAGCGTTCGGCCCTGTGTTTGCGGCGGCCCCGGCTTACGCGGATGACCCGTTTGTTTGGGAGAACTCTCCTATCGGCGTTTATCTTCCGCAGGGTGTTACGTTTACGGCGGTTCACGGCTGGTATGGTTCGCCTGATGACCCGAACTGTGGCGTTGACGTTTCAGAGGTTTTGACTTCTCTTGCCGTGGGCCAGAATAATTTTCAAGTGGACGCTTCTAACAGCGTGTTTGGTGACCCGTGCGGCGGCGTCTATAAGGTGTTGAAAATTACCGGCGTTGAGGCTAACTGGCAACAGCCAGTAATGCCAGAGCCGTCACCGTCAGAACAGCCAACGGAGCAACCAACCACCAGCCCAACAGCGGAAGTAACAGCGCAACCAGAACCCACACAGGAACCGCTACCACAGCCAGAGCCAAGCCCGTCCCCAACAGCGTCAGCCACGCCTTCGCCAGAACCTTCAGTAGTCGCATCTCAGCCTTCCGTTGATGTTGTTGACCCTATTGTGCCGGTTTTGCCGCCGGTTGTCGAGCCTGTGGTTACTCCGCCGGTTGTTGAGCCGCAGCCTCAGCCTCAGCCTATTCCGTTCCCGGTCGCGCCTGAACCGGCCCCAGCCCCAGAGCCGACCCCTGCCCCGCTTCCTGAACCGGCCGTCACGCCTGAGCCGGCACCTGAGCCGGTCGCTACCGTTGAGCCGGCCCCGGAACCACCCGTAGCCGCGCCTGAGCCGCCCGTAGCAGCCCCGCCGGCAGCGCCGGAGGTAATCGCGCCTAAGCCTGAACCTGAGCCTCCTACGCCGCTTACAACGGTAGACCCTTCAACTCTTGACCCGAAGGCCCTCACGCCTACCGAGGTGACACAACTTGCCGCAGCCGCCGTAGCCACCCTTGAGTCTGAACCGCAAGGCTCACCCGCTTACAATCAGGCCCTTGAACAGTTGATGGTAGTCGCTCAGGCCGACGACCCGGAAGTCCCGCAAGAACTAGCCGCTATCCCACTACTGGGTAACGCGGCCGTCGCTATCCTTGACGCTTTCAACCAACTCGGTAACTTCGGTTCAGACATCAGCCCGAAGGTTCGCAAGCAAGCGAAGAAAGAAGCCATCGCCACCATCGCCGTAGGCACGGCTACTACCGCTTCGACCGTAGCCGCGTCAGGTTCGGTCGGTTACAGAAGAAAGGAAACGCCATGAAAGGCTTTCTAAGCGACATCATCGGCCAACTGTTCACCTTGCTAGGTATGGGCGTGGCTTGGATTGTATTGGAGGGTTCAGCCCGCACCGTTGTCGGCTACGCCATCCTTGCGTCGGTCGGTATTTGGGCGGCTACTTACCGCTTACGCAACCCTCGGGATTAGGATAAGACCATGTATAACTGGCGTCTACCCCTAGATAAGTTCAACCGCGGCCCTAAGTTCGGCGTAGTTGATTCGTGGCACCCTAACGGCCACCGCGGAACAGACTACAACGGTTTCGCTGCCGGCTACCCATGTAAGGCTGTCGGTGACGGTGAGGTCGTTCTCAACCAGTTCTCTAAAGTCCTAGGCAACATTGTTGTAATCAAGGTCGGTAAGTGGTATTTCGGTTACTGTCACCTAGTCAAGCCGTCACCGTTGAAGGTCGGCACGAAGGTAAAGTCAGGTGACGTTGTTGGCGGCGCGGGAACTACCGGTTCAGCGTCAAGCGGCGTCCACCTTCACTTCACCCTGTCACTAGAACAGAACGGTGTTATCGGCGGTAAGGTTTACGACGGCCACGAGTTTATTGTCAAGATGAAAGCCGCAGAGGCTAAGGCCGCTGCCGCAGAAGGAGCAACAGAATGAAAGACGTAATGCGCCGCCTCAAGAAGATTTTGGTCCGTTCAATCGGTGTAATCATGGCGTTCTTTATTCCGGGTATGGCCGCCGGCGCTTCGACCGTCGGCTGGTTCATGGGCGGTCTTATCGGTGTGGCTACCGCGTTCTCAAGCATCATCATCTTCTTTGGTGTTCAGTTGGCGTGGGACGAGGTCATCTCTGATGAGGACATTGAGAAGGGTTTTCGCGCTTCGGTTGCTAAGGCGGCGAAGGAGAACCCAGACATCGCTGCGGCCGTGAAGACCTCTGCGGATGATGAGATTACTTTCGAGGACATCGGTTCGCTAGATGAACTATTCGATGAGAACGGTGACGCCAAGTAAACTGGTCTTATGGCCACTTACCGCTATCTGTTTGCAGACCTGCTGACTAATCAGGTTCTTGCGGAACTCCCTATTACCGGGGTGAACTTCACTCAGGCGTTGAACGCCGCCGGCACTTTTCAAGGTGATATCCTGTTGTCTGGTTTGTCGGCCGCGTCTAACGCTACGAACGCTACTATCCCTGCCCGTACCGCGTTGTATGTTGACCGTGATGGTGTGCTGGTTTGGGGTGGCGTTATCTGGTTCCGCGAATACAGTTCAGCCAGTCAGCACCTTCGTATTACGGCCCGCGAGTTTGAGTCATACTATGAGCGCCGCCGTATTACGACGACTCAGGCGTTCACTAACGTTGACCAACTACTTATCGCCCGAACTCTAGTCAATAACGCTAACGCCGCAACGTCAGGCAACATTGGTGTCCTTGTTGGTTCTGAAACTTCTGGCGTCACGGTGTCACGCACTTACTACTCTTACGAATACAAGACCGTCTACTCGGCGTTGCTGGACTTGTCCCGTGCGACTAACGGTTTCGACTTCAACATTCAGGTTTCTTACGACGGCGGTGGTGTGCCGACTAAGGCGCTGAAACTGAACTACCCTATGTCGGGTGTGCGCTACTCAGCGTCTAACCCGTCAGCGCCAATGTTTGAACTGCCGGCCGGCAACATCATTGAGTACGGTTATCCGGAGGATGGTTCTATTGCGGCGAACACGATTTACGCTGTGGGCGCTGGGTCAAATGAGGGCAAACTTATTGCGACGGCTTCGGACGCGACCAAGATTACTGCTGGTTGGCCGCTGCTTGAAGACTCCGTGAACTACTCGGACATTGTTGACACTACGCTGCTCGCTGGTTTGGCTTCGGGTCAGGTGGCGGCCGTGTCTTACCCGCCGACTACCCTTCACGTTATTGCCCCGCCGTATGTAACGCCTACCCTTGGAACTTACAACGTCGGTGATGACGCGCGTATCCTTATTACTGATGAGCGCTTCCCTAACGGTATTGACACGACGTATCGTATTGTTGCTTTGAACGTGACGCCGGGTGAAAATGGACCTGAGCGTGTCACCCTAACTCTGACCCTGCCAGTAGCGTAAAGGATTATCTAATGGGCTTTATCAACCTGCCGGCTACGTTACAGAACTTGTTTGCGAGCCTTGAAACCCGCATTCTAAAACTTGAAACGGCTACACGCTTCACCGCGCCTAACGTTACGACTGACCCGTCGCTACCGCGTAAGGGCGACATTGTTCTTAACACGACTTCTAACTCTTTGAAGTACGTTGATAACACCGGCGCGTTTATTCCGCTGGGTGCTTCTACGGCGGTTAGTTCAGTCACAGCAACTGCCCCTATTACTTCAAGCGGCGGCCTGACCCCTAACATCGCGCTAACTAACGTCGGTACAGCAGGAACGTATACAAAGGTTACGACTGATGCTTCGGGCCGCGTATCGTCAGGTACGACGTTGGCCGCCGGTGATATCCCGACCGGGCTAAACCGCACTACTTTTACCGGCGACGGTACTAACAACATCGTCGAGTTTAAGAATTCAGGCGGCGTTACGCGCGCTTGGGTGAGTGCTAATGGTTCAGACTTATATGTTGGCGGTAATACAACCGAAAGCGGGTCAGTTCAGATTGGTCATGGCGCTACCGGCAACCAGTATGCCTACATTGACATGATTGGCGATACGACATACACCGACTACGGCCTACGTCTTATACGCACTAACGGTGGCGCTAACACAGACAGCGGCCTTGAACACCGCGGGACGGGCGCGTTAAACATACAAGCCGCTGAAGGAGTAATACGCGCATGGACTGCCGGTACTAAACGCCTAGACATTGACAACGCTGGCCGCATTACCGCGCCGTCACAGCCATTCTTTTACATTCGAGGCGCGGGAGTAAACTGGACCAGTACAAATCAGGGCGACGCGCCGTTTAACAACGTAATTTACAACCGCGGCAGCCACTTTAACACGACTAACTACCGGTTTACAGCGCCAGTAGCAGGTGTTTACGCTATTAACTTTTGTTTTTTTTCTAACGGCGGTAGCGCTGGTCGTCTTTCAATCAAGTTAAACGGTGCTGGTTATTTTGACAGTCAAAATCAGTACAACCCTTCCGGCTTTACCACTTGGTCCGGTAACGTGTACCTAAACGCTAACGACTACTTAACCGTGGGTGACTGGCAAAACTTTAGCGGATGCGTGGTTTACATGGGTCACGCGCACTTCTCCGGCTATCTTTTAGGTTAGGAACATTATGGAAATCACTATTACTCTTACCGATGCCGAATACAAGGCTCTTGCTCACGTAGCCGTAGACCCGCAAGATTGGGTTCAGAACGCCGCTAGCGCTCGTGCCTTGATTGGCATGGAAGAAATCTTCCAGACGGAAGTAGCAGCGGCCCTCGCCGACCCTAAGACTAAGAGCATCCCTGCTGACCGCGAGGCCGTAGTGTTGGCTTCGACTTTGCCTAACGCGGCGGAACGTCAAGCGGCGGTTATGGCGGCAGCAGAAGCCGCGGCGACCCCTAGCGCATAACCGTTGCTTGTTGCTAGTCTGAAGTAGACATTGAACCTTTAGGGGAAGGCAACACTATGGGACTACTAGACGACCTGACATTAGAGAAGCGTGTATCAACTTGTAAAGTGCGTACGGTCGCGGCCGGTCTTGATGATAGCGACCGGGCAAAGTTTTTGGAAGCCGTAGAGAATGAGGACTGGCCTATCAACACTTTGGCTAAGTCGCTTGGCAAACTGGGGATTCCTATTAGCGGCGTTCCTATTGCCGCGCACCGCAATAAAGGCTGCTCGTGCTATCGGGCCTAGATAACCTGAAGCCGGCCCCGAAGGTTGAGGGCCTGTCGTTCAGTCGGCCGGGTGTTCAGTTCGATGAAACTACCGGTCTAGGTGAGGCAACCACTAAGGGCCTCATTGACGAACCAAACTTTGATGAGTTCCTGCGTAGCGCTGGTTATGACCCTGACGTTTATGAAGTCGTAGGTAATACGGTCCGGACTTCAAAATGGCAGCAGCGCGAGGACGGCGATTGGCTGACCGCGTATCGCTTCACGTTCCGCCTGAAGACCGCCGTCATTGACCTTCCGCTACTTTATGCTGAGGCTAAGAAGCAAGTCCGTGTGCGGCCGCTGAAGGCGTTGGGAACGTCAGCCCTCGTAATCTTATGGTCGGACCTTCAAGTGGGCAAGGTGGACCACAGAGGCGGCACTCCGGCCCTGTTAGAGCGTGTTGAACTGATGAAGGCGCGACTTGTCGCCCTAATCCGTGAAAAGAAGCCGAACCGTATCGTCTTCTGTGACGTCGGTGACACTATCGAAAACTTCAGCAACAAAGCATCCAGCCAACAGTTACGCACGAACGACCTCTCCCTCATGGAGCAGGTAGACCTAGCAACGACGTTGGCGTGGGATGTCCTCAAGACCGTGGTCGCGTTAGTCCCTGACGTGACCTACGCCTCCGTAGGTAGTAACCATTGCGGTTGGCGCGTGAACGGGCAGACCGTAGGCAAACCGACTGATGACTGGGGAGTCCACATTGGCCGCACCCTAGCCCGGTTGGCCGGCGAGATGAAACTACCTATCCGCTTCATTGAACCGCAACCGCATGATGAGTCGCTCGCGCATGATGTTTTCGGTGACGGCTTCCACATCCTCGGCCTCTGGCACGGGCATCAGGTCGGCCGACCTGACGGCGCTCCTGACTGGTGGCGGAAGCAAGCGTTCGGCCGTCAGCCGATAGCCGACGCGACGATTGGTGTCAGCGGCCACTTCCACCACCTTCGCGTTCAGGAGTTGGGTTCGACTCAGCGGGGGACTAGCCGGTTCTGGGTTCAGGCGGCGACGCTTGATAACGGTTCGGGTTGGTATCGGTTGAACGCCGGTGAGGACTCTGTGCCGGGCCTCGTGTGCTTCGTCTTGGAAGAAGGCGTGGACTTTACCGGGTCGGTTGTCAAACTCTAGCCAAAAATCTTTTCAAAACTTTTTTAGTTTTTTTTTGTAAAACGTAACCTTTTTTGTTTTTTATAGGGTAAAGTTTTATTTATCAACCAAAACGGTTGGTAAAACGGAAGGCTAAAAAATGAACGAAGAACGAGAAATCACCACCATGAGCGTTGAAGCAATGCGCGAATACTTCGCTAACGAGGCGAACGCGTAATGACTAGCAGCGTATTTATTGAAGGCCGCGGCTGGCTTGACAAGTTGAACGGCAACTCTTACTGGTCGGCCCGTATCTGGGTTGATGGCGCGGTGGTTGTTCAACTACCTATGGCTTACGGTTACGGCGAAATGTATGTTCAGCAGTCCGTAGCGTGGCTTATTGAGAACGGCTACCTACCTGAACACCGCACCGTAGGAGAACTACGCAAGCAGGGTATCGCCCTTTACCGTTCGATTACCCCAGCCCTCAAGCGTGAGATGTTCCGCGCTTGGACCCCAGACGAAAACTAAGCACCACCTAACGGAAGGCAAACCAAAATGGCACAATTCAACCCTAACGATTACGAAACAGTTGAAGAACGTATCCGCCGATTCTACGGCGACCACCCTGACGGCCGCATCATCACCCGCAACCTGACCACGCTACAAGACCGACAGGTTTCAACGTGGGTTGTTGAAGCGACCGTCTACCTTTCAGCCCTAGACCAAATCAGCAACGCACCTAAGGCAACTGGCCTAGCGTTCGAGATTGACGGCGGCAAGGGAGCCAATGCCACCTCGGCACTTGAGAACTGTGAAACGTCGGCGATTGGCCGCGCACTTGCTAACGCTAACTACTCCGGTGACAAGCGTGTCACCCGTGAAGAAATGGCGAAGGTTCAGCGTGGCGTTACCCCGCCGGCCGCTCAGGCCCGTGTGCTGACCGAGGCTGACCAGTCTGCGTTGACCGCGGCTATCAAGTCGGCGTCAACCGAAGACGAGTTGCGGGCCATCTGGAACGCGAACAAAGATGTGATTGACCAGACTTGGGTTGATGACTTCGGTGCGACCGTCAGCGTCAAGGCTTACATCCTTGCCCGCAAAGAGGAGTTGGCGTAATGACCGCGACTGACTGGCTTTCGGTTGGCCTTCTCTGCTCTAGCGTGACCATCATGTTGCTGATTGTTGAACAGAACCGTCAGCGCCTACGCATGAAGAAGTTATACCAAATCATGGAACTCGCCTCTCAAATAGACACCGCACTAACCACAGCAGTATTCAAGAACTCAGCAGACATCAAGAAAATGAAGGGAAACTACAATGCCTAACGCCCGCACTACTGACCCGCAGACAAGCCACGACGCCGCTCGCAGCGTCCGTAACCTGACCGCTACTAAGGTGGCTATCCTTGACATCCTGAAGCGCCCAATGCCTGACGAGGAGTTGATTGACCGTTACTATGCGCGTGTTGAGAACGGCCTAGCGCCTATGGCTTCACCGTCAGGTATCCGTTCCCGCCGTGCCGAACTTGCGGCCGACGGGTTGATTGAGGCGGTCGGTTGGGATTACACGGCCAGCCGCCGCAAGACAAACACGTGGCGCGTCACCCTAGAGGGCCGCACCGAGTTGATGAACGCCCGGGTGGAGGCCGCCGCATGAGCCGCCACCGTCAGTCACGCCCGCCGTTCAACTGGCGCTGGGAGGTGAGATACCTCCGCAACCGCTGGGCTTTCTTTTGGAAGCCGGCGTTGAAGAAGCGGATAGGCCTATGAGGCCGCAAGCGTGGTGGCGTATCGGCTACCGCAACTACTACTGGTTCACCCCGGGCGATAGCGCCCATGACGTTATTCAAGAACTACGCGCCGAAGGCGTAACAGGTATCACTATCAGGAAGGCAGAAAGACCTAATGGCAACACCAGTATTCGACCAACTATTTTCACACTTCACCGACGCTCAGGCAGCGGGCTACGCCCGGGGCAGGGTAGATACGTTGAACGCCGTTATCAGCGAAGCGCGCAAGGTGACTAAGCCGGGCCGCCAGTTAGAGGCGTTGATTGCTTCGTTGGAGAAGCAGCGTTACGACGCAACACTAATCAAGGAGGGTAAGTGATGAGCAAGCCAATAACAACGGCTGAAGTCCGGGAAGCATACGTAGCCCTTATGTGGGAATACACCAACACAACTACCGAGGCAGAAGAAGCGGCGTTCGACGCGTGGCTCACCGCAGTCAAGGCGGAGGCGTGGGATGAAGGTTTCGACGCTGGCGAGTCTGACGTCTGGCAACACGAGAACTCAAAAGCAGGGTGGGACGCGCCGTGTATCAAGAACCCTTACTTGAAAGACGGTGAGAAGTGATAGCGCTAATCGCCATCTTGCTAATCGCCGGCCTTCTTGCCATGCTTGTAGTGAACCAGATATGGGGGAAGTAATGGCCGAGTGCGACTCAATCAGCGTCACCGAGGAATGTCGTTGCGGCGTTGTCGTGGAGTTCCATGACACCGTCGTGAAGGCGCTCGCCGACGCGCTTGATGAGTGGCGGCTACTACACGAATGCGACGCTATGCGCGCGGCCATAAACAGGATGGAAGGGTTCGTCAATGAGTAACCCTTACATTGTGTTCGCGGCCGTGTTCACCGGCTGCTCACTCCTACTGCTCGGCCTGACCTTCGTTATGGCTATGCTCTCAGCGTTCTACCCTGAAGACCTGAACGACCACAAAGATAACTAATGGTTTGTGAACGTTGCGGGCTGCTCGAAGAAACGACCGCGGAGCCGGGGGAGAAGCAGACTCGCCGCCGCTCTAACCTTTGCGCCTCATGTAACGCTAAACCCGCTACAACTATCCCTACCGCTTACGGTAAATGCCGCCCGCATAAAGGTCCGTTCGACGCTGACGATAACCCGCTAGACTCTTTCACCGGTGAACTCTACCGCCCGGGTAAACGCCTCTGCGGTTACGCCGACTGCGTTGAAGTGAAACATATTGAAGCCGTCAGACTGCGGCCCGGCCGGCGACCAGTCAACACGAGCGAAGCGTTGAACCGCATGAAGCAGAACGGCGGCGCAGACTTTTATGAAACCATCATGGCCCTGAACGAATCGAGGAAGAAATGACCTACGACTGGATATGTAAGAACCATGACAAGCCGCGCTTCCAATACACGATTCAATCCATGCTGGTAGAAATCGAAGCGCCTAAGTGTGTGGTCTGCGAGCAGGTTATGGAGCGCGTATTCCACGCGGCCCCGACTCACTTCAAGGGTGGCGGCTGGGGACACCAGTAAACTTGTAGTTCTAACGGAAGGCTGACATGGACATCACTACGCCCGGCGCTGTAATCGCCGAACTGAACCGCTTGACCGCTGAAGCGGCTAAAGGCCCACAGGCAATATACGAGGCTGAGAAGGCCGTAGCAGCCGCGGAGTTAGCGTTCGATAGAACTTACTCGCTGGCCCTTTTGAACGCGGAGGGCAAGACGGCAGACGACCGTAAGGCTATCGCGGCGCTTGAGTCTGGTGAGGCTAAGTTTGAACTCGCGTTGGCGAAGGCGAACTTGAACCGTGTGAAGTTGAAGTTGAAGCAGTTGGAGAACGCTCAGGTGGCCGCGTCGGTTATCGCCCGCTTAGTGGAGAACGAGATGAGGATGACACGTTGACGCCTAAAGAGTTCGGCCGTTACCTAGCCAGAGATAAGCACTGTTACCATTGCGGGCAGACTGAGGACCTCATTCCGCACCACCGGGCTAACCGTGGCCACGGCGGTAAGAACGCGAAGGCTAGTCAGCCGGCGAACATTGTGACCATGTGTGCTGAGATAAACGGCCTGATGGAGTCTGACGCGGCGTGGGCTGCGACGGCGCGCGTGAACGGGTGGAAGATTAGCAGTTTTGATGACCCTACATTCCGACCAATCTATGACGCTTATGAGGGTGGCTGGTGGATTCTTGAGAACGATTTTTCAAAACATCAAGCGGTGAACGTAAATAGGCGCTAAGGTTATTCTTTGTTGAACGCATATAGCGGCGGTCAGCACCCCTAAAACTTAAGACGTAATAAGAAATCCCCCGGCTAAATAAATAACCGGGGGAGTCCTACTAAACAAAGAAGCAGAGCACTTCTGAGTTTAGCAGGTGGAGTGAGGTTCTTCAACCGTTTGACACTCCCTAATAAACTTCCCGACACTAACCCTGTTGGTTACCGGCCGTTAGATGGTGTCGGTATCGCGCGCCCGGAGTGATGGTTATTCGTATGACCGGGCAGACGCTATGAGGAATAGCGAGAACATAAACGGCGCGGTTGAAACGAACTGCCCAGCCGCCTAGTAGTTGTTTATGTATTTGGCGCAGTTGGCCTGGTGGTAGTAGCCCGGCCCCATGAACAAAGCCTGATGAACCCTATACGGGTGGTCTACTTTGGGGATGGTCCGTTGAGGCCATTCCTGCCCTCCGAAGCCCTGCCGGGTGGTTTGTGATTACAGAGTGCTACCGGCCGTTATCAAATAGTTATCAAAAATAAATAAAAAAAGTTTGGTAAATAAGCCCCGAAGTTCAGTTTTATGAAGTAAAGTTTTACTAGCGGATAAAAAACCCCCGCTAAGGAAGGCTCCAAAATGAACGCTGAACTAACCAGAACCCAACTAACCGACTTTGAAACCGCTAAACTTCACGCGGTTGCTCAGGAGGTTCGCCGCCACTCGTTTGAGGTTGGCGCTTTCGTTACCCGCGTAGGCCAGCACGACGCGCTATCAACCGCCGCGGACCTGTTCCTTTCGTTGAACGAAGACCTTGCTACTGACGAGGACGTTCGCACCGGCGCTCTAGAGTACGGCTTGGCTTACGCCGAGAACCGCGCCCGTGACCGTCAGGCTTCACAGGCTTCAGCCCTTCAGGGTGAGTTTCTTGTAATGCTTTACAAGGCGGCCATCGCTGACCGCGCAACCGCAAAGGTAGGTGCGTAACCATGAGCGTTTGGGGAGCGCCGGCCCTAGTGGCCGTAGTAACCGTTGTAGCAGCGGTTCTCATTCAGGAGCCGTTCCTAGCGGCTATCGGACTTGTAGTAGCCGCGCTAGGTTACTCACTCAACAAGGCGGCGAACAAGTGATAAAGCAAACCCGATTCTTTATCACCTTACCGACCAGCGAAACTCTGGTCATTGAACGCGACGGCGACTACCTGTTGATGGAAGTCCGTAACCTAATCGACGTCACCGAAAGTTACATCCGTTTTGAAGTGAACGCCGCAACCCTGATTGAACTACACGAAGCAGTAAACGAGATTGAAAGAGAAGTGATTGGCGAATGATTATCGCTGAACTGATTGAGCAACTACAAGCACTAGACCCTAAGGCTGAGGTCCTAGCGGTTTACTTTACCGCCGCCGACTTTGAGGTTGACGGGGAGGTCTGTTCTGAACTGGCGTTCCGTTCAGCCATCAAGAACTCAGGCGACGAAATCTGGGAAGACGCCGACTACGTTATTGGCCGTGAGGTTTACAGCGCTATGGGTTGGAATGATGAAGGCCCAGCCGGCAAGTGCCACGACGGTTGCGTATGCGGCGGGAGCAACTTCTAATGGACGCTAAGACTCTCATTGAAGCGCTAGTCGCAGTTGACTCGGAGCGCCCACGCAGCAAGCAGACCGCCATTGGAGTTAGCGCTCTAGGCGGTTGCGCCCGTAAGGTTTGGCACACGCTTCAGGGCGACACCGGTGTTAGCCGCGGAACTCGCCTCCCAGCCATCATGGGGACCGCCATTCACGCCGCGATTGAGCAAGCGTTCGCCGGGACCGGCGCGCTCATTGAACACCGCGTTGAGATTGACGGCTTCCCGCCGGCCACCATTGACTACTTCAACCCGGCTACCGGTGAGGTCGTTGACTGGAAGACCATCAAGAAGTCCGGCGCTGACTGGTTCGTGAACCGTCAGAAGCGCTGGCAGATTCAGACCTACGGCTACCTTATGGCGCTCGCCGGTTACGACGTGAAGACCGTAACCCTAGTGGGTATCCCGCGTGACGGTGACGAGAATGACATCATCATTCACAGCGAACCGTTCGACGCCGAGGTCGCGCTTGAAGCGTTCGCATGGTTGAAGGCGATTGAAACTGCTGACGAGGCCCCGGCCCCAGAAATGGACGCGGTTTCTTTCTGCTCAAAATACTGCGACTTCTACGGCGACCTATGCCGCGGCAAAGTCAAAGATGTGACCGGTGCGGCTATCACGGATGAAACGGCTGAGAAGGCCGCGAAACGTTACCGCGAGGTGAGTGCTCAGTTGAAGGTTCTGGAGGCGGAGAAGGACGCAGCAAGGGCCGCTCTGGAGGGAGTGAACGGTGTGACTATGGACGGTATCACCGTCAACTGGTCAGAAACCAAGGGCCGCGAGTCCGTAGACATGGACGCCGTGAAGTTCCTACTACCTGAAGTTCCAATGAAGACCGGCGCACCTAGCCTCCGATTGACGGTGAAGTGATGTTCTGCGACCGCCCAGACTGCGACTACTGCCGAGCGCTCGCCGCAGCCCTAGACGAATACCTACTTGACCAAATGCCCCTAGCCCAAGCGGCCGAACAGACCGCCCGAGAAATCGAACAATACCTGAAAGAACAACTATGACTCCTGAAGCAATCATTGGCCTTGTCCTAGCCGGTTATAGCAAGAACGGCGTATGCGCCGCCTGTGACCTACCCGTAGCCAGCAAGGGCATGTGCCGCGCCCACTACCAGAAGGCTTACCGCTGGCTAGTCAACAATGGCATGGAGATTGAGCGCGAGTATGCGTTCAAACTTGTCACCACTAACCGCACCCCGGCCGCTAAGGCTAAGGCCGAGTTCTGGTCCAAGGTGAAGGCCGGTGAGGCGAATGGAAACTAAGACTCTCACCCCACGCCAAGAAGACCGCGTCAGTTGGAAGAAGGGTTACAAGACCGGCATCCGCAAACGCGAAGGCGAGATGCTTCAAATCCTCGAACACTACTCGGTGATTTGGTGGGACGAAGCCCAGCGCTGCTGGCTAAACATGACTACCGGCAAGCCAATCTACGGCCTTGACTGGAGAGAAGAAAACGAAGGGAATGAAGCATGAAGATTACAGTCTGGTCCACAACTGCCTGTGTCCAATGTATGATGACCAAACGCGAGTTCGATAAGCGCGGCATCCGCTACGACGAAATGGCGCTAGAACAGCACCCAGAGAAACTGGAGGAGTTCAAGTCACGCGGACTCTTACAGGCCCCGATTGTTGAAACCGATACCAAAACATGGACCGGCTTCCGCATCGACAAAATCAACTCGCTTGACGGCTACCTGAAAGCCAACCAGCCGAGATGAGAGCGTTCGGAATAGACATAGCCGGGGCAGCGCGCCCGCAGGGTTCAAAGAGCGCCTACGTTATCAACAACCGAGCAGTCCTCGTAGAGTCCAACAAGGACTTGAAGAAGGCCCGCGCCGGGGTTAGCGCAGTTATTTACGGCGAAGCCTACCGAGAGAAGTGGGCACCGATTGAACGCCCGCACGGCGCTCGCGTCCTAGTTGTGTTTTATTTCGAGCCACCTAAGTCGTGGTCTAAGAAGAAGCGTGAACTGGCTATCGCCGGAGAAATCCCTCACACCGTCAAGCCCGACACGGATAAACTGACCCGCTACCTACTTGACGCCATTACCGACGCCGGTAATGTTTGGGAAGATGACTCACAGGTTTACAGCATTGACGCCGAGAAGGCCTACGACACCAACGCCCACATCAGGTTCACGGTGGTAGCAGATGTTTGAGATGAACGTTGAGAACTGGGAAGGCGCGGCCTGTGCCGAACCGTTCGTTGACCCAAACATCTTTCACGACTCCCACTACAAAGCCATCTACGACTCTAAGAAGATTTGCGCCAAATGCCCGCTGATAAACAAGTGCCTAGAGTTCGCTCTAGAGAACGAAGAAGAATGGGGTGTTTGGGGTGGCTTATCAGCCGACGAACGCCGAAAACTAAGGAGAACCAAATGAGCGTCAGCAAACGAACCGTATACACAATCCCCCGCGCCGACGGCTGCTGGCTAGAAATCAGCGTCAGCCCATACGGCGTAATCATTGAAGGTTTCTGGGCCGACGGCTCAGAGAACGGTGAGGTAGAACTCGCCGACAACACCGAAAACCTGTCCGACCTAGTGGCAGCGTTGATGGACATACAAATGAGCAAATCAACCAAGGAGAATAACTAATGGCTCAAACATCCAACCGCATCATGTGGCCAACCCACAAGGCTAAGGCGGCTTACCGCAAGGCTAAGAAAAACGCCAACCTACCTACCGGCCCAATCATCCGTAACGGAGGTGGCAACTAATGGAGAAGATGACCGTCACCGGAACCGTATCTAAGGTCTTTTACGACAACAAGGCCGCCGAAGTAACCGTCTACTTCCCTAAGAAGAACGGCGACACCGGCGAAAAGAAATACAAGGCATGGTTTGAGAGCGCCCAGCCGTTCGTCGTAGGCGAGGCTATTACCGTCACCGGCCAGTATTCAGACGCTATTGAAGACTGGGTGGACAAGGACAAGAACCCGAAGATGGATAACACCGGCCGTCAGGGCCGCTCTATCGTTCGCAACTTGAACAACGCCTCATACGTTTCAGACTCACCAGACTTCAACGCCGCCGTAACCGCAGCCACCCCGGCCGCCGGTGAAGACGCACCATTCTAAGGAGAACACAATGGCTATCACAGCACTAGAAGACCGAATCATTGTCAAGGTCGCAGCCGTAGAGGAGAAGTCACCTTCAGGCCTCTACATCCCTGAAACCGCCCAAGAGAAGCCAACCGAAGCCGAAGTGCTATCAGTCGGCGAAGGATACCTGACCTCTAACGGCGAGCGCACCCCGCTCACCATCAAGGTCGGCGACCGAATCATCTTCGCAAAACACGCCGGTATCCCAATCAAACACGAAGACGAGAACTACCTCCTCTTGTTTGCCCGCGACGTATACGCCGTCGTAAACTAAAACCGTAGGTGAGGCGGCCTACTGCCCCCGGTAGGCTGCCTTCCCTCACTAACAGGAAGGCGAACTAATGGACGTTCAGCAAACCCCACTCACCCAACTCAAGCCATACAGCAAGAACCCGCGCAAGGGTAACGTCGAACTAATCGCCGACAGCCTCAAGACCTTCGGCCAATACAAGCCAATCACCGTCAACAAGCGCACGAACGAAATCCTCGCCGGCAACCACACCTTCCAAGCAGCACAGTCACTAGGCTGGAAAGACATCAGCGTCGCATACGTTGACGTAGATGACGACACGGCCGCCCGAATCGTAGCCATTGACAACCGCGCCAGCGACCTCGGCACATACGACGACGAACTCCTCCTAGAACTCCTATCAGAACTAGACGACCTGACCCACACCGGTTACGACGAAAACTTCCTAGACGACCTACTCGCCAACATTGAAGAAGCCGAAGTCCCACAAATCACCATGACCGCCACCTCGGCGTCAGACCGCAACCCGCTAGACGGCTCATACTCACAGCCACTAAGCCAAGGCGTGAACAGCATCCCGTCACTCAGCGAACTAGCGAACCGTTACGAAAACAAAGCAACCCGCATGGTAGTCCTCGATTACGAGAATGAAACCTACGTCTGGGTGGTTACAAAACTTACCGAACTACGCAAGCAAGTATCAGCCGAATCAAACAGCGACGCCATCCGCATCCTGCTAGAAGCCCACTTCAACGAGAGCGCACCAGTCAATGAAACTATCTGACCTACCGGTTATCCCCGTCAAGAGAGTAATGACCCCTGACGAAGCCACAGAACTCGTCGGCACAACCGTCCACCCGCTACCCGCAAACATCACTCAGGCCGGCATCTACGTCGACGCAGACACCAACGAACCATTCCTCGCCTACTTCCCAATGGAGGAGGAGGTGGCTCTCCTGCGCCGCGCAGTCCTGAACGTCAAATACTCCACCACCCGCCGCTCAGGCATGGGATTCGACAACCAGTCACGCACCTTCGGCATGGCCCCGCGCAAGGTGATGCAAGCCCGTAACTCCTGCCGCCCAACATCCCTAGCGTCAGAGCAGCCAAGCGAACACTCCGTCGTAGTAGCGTTCGCCGACAAGTTCGCCCGCATGTATAAAGAGTTCGCCCCAGAACAATTCGCCAACGACGTGAACGTAATCGACGACTCAGGTATCGACAAAGAATGGCGCATGACCGACGACGCCCTATGGACCTCCGGCGTCATCAACAAGTCATCCCAACTGCCCTACCACCGCGACGGCTTCAACTTTGAAACATGGTCAGCGATGCCCGTCATCCGCAAGAACATGAACGGCGGCTATCTGAACTTCGTAGAGTATGACGCAGTAATCGCTTGCCGTGACGGCTGGGTCCTATTCTTCCCCGGCTACAAGTATGTCCACGGCGTAACCCCAATGGAATCACGCGGCCCAGACTCCTACCGCTACTCAATCGTCTACTACGCGCTACGCGGCATGAAAGACTGCTTCACCTACGCCGTAGAAACCGCCCGCGGTAAAGCCGAACGCACCGAACGCGAAACCCACATGGCTAAGGTAATCACCGGCGAAGCCGAATCCAAAGTCAAACCGAAGGCTAAGTAATGGACTACCAGATAGCCATACCGTCGTATAAGCGCGCCGAAACCCTCAAAACCCAAACCCTCACCACCCTAGAACGCCACGGCGTCAACCCAGACCGGGTAACAATCTTCGTAGCAACCGAAGCCGAACGCGCCGAATACGCCCAAACCATCCCCGCACACTACCGCCTAGTAGTCGCACAACCGGGGAAGTTCAACGCCGTCAAGTTCTACAACACCCAGCACTACCCAGCCGGCACACCCCTACTCAACATCGACGACGACATCAGCCGCCTAGACCAACTAACCGCCGACGGCAAACTAACCCCATACACCGGCACCATAGACGACCTAGCCGAAACCGCGTTCAACCTATGCGCTAAATACGGCACAACCCTATGGGGAATCAACCCAGTAGCCAACGGCTTCTACATGAACCCCAACAACACCGTCGGCCTACGCTTCATCTGCGGCAACTTCTACGGCTCATACGCCGGCGACCCAGCCATCACCAACCCAAAACGCCGCCAAACCACATCAGGCGACGACTTTGAAACCACCATCCAAGCATTCATCAACAACGGAGCCGTCATCCGCCTAGACTGGATAGCCCCACAAACCCGAATGTTCGCCCCGGGTGGCATAGACGCAGAGTTGAAAGACAACGGAATCGCCGACCGCCAAACCGACAACACCCAAGCCCTGTCAGAGATAGCCGCCAAATACCCAGACCTAATCCGCGTAGTCACCAAAGCCGGAGGAATCACCAGCCTCCGACTCAAAGTAATCACTATCGCCAAAGAACCAGTTTCAGTAAGGTAGCGTAAACACTATGAGCCGTAAAAATGCGCCCGAACCAGAGGTGCTAGAACGCGAAAACAAAATCATTGAACTCCGTCGCGCCGGGGCAACATGGGCCGTCATTGCCGAACGTGTAGGTTACGCCTCCGCGTCAGGCGCATACAACGCCTACCAGCGCATTGCTGAACGCGTCATTCGCCCGAACCTTGAAGAATACCGGGACATGGAACTGGACCGCCTTGACCGCCTCCAGATGGGTGTATGGGCTAAAGCGTTGAACGGTGACAGCCGCGCAGTAGACTCAGTCCTACGTATCATTGACCGACGAACCCGCATACTAGGGTTGGATGCCCCGAAAGAAGTGAACCTAAAGGCTGAGGTGACAACTTATGACAGAAACACTATTGACGCCGAGGTCTACCGACTCGTCACTCTCCTTGATGGTGGCGCGCAGGGTGCGTTGGATGCGCCAGTTAGCGCGACCGGAACAGATACCGCCGGCTAACGGCTGGAACACATGGCTGGCTTTGGCTGGCCG